CTTTGCACCAACTTTGCACGCTAGTTTTAACACTTTCCATTGTAGCAGTAGCAGAGCCAAACAATCGTTTAATTAAATTAGTATGTGCATTTTCATCATTGTTATGCTCATCTAACATTTCAATGGTAACTGTATTCCCTACATCAACGATACCACTAGCATTATCAGTATCTCCAATACCAACATTAATAATTAATCTAGTATATGGCTGTATTCTTGTCTCATCATCTATATACCCTGCATAGTTTCCTGCATTTGTATATCCTACAAGTTTTTCTGTACCGCTATCTCCGTTTTTGGCAAAAAGACCAATTTCCCTATGGTAAAAACCTACTTTCACACCTTCATTATTATAAGTAAAAGTATATCGAAATGTACCATTTCCTTTATCTTCATAAGCTGCTAAAGTTACTTCTTTTTTAGGACTTATCACATCTGTGTAATCTCGAATATTACCTTCAGATACACCATCTCCAAGTTTTACTTTGGTTACTATAAATCTATCGGCTGTTTGACCACTAGCAGCTCTTGCTAACATTTCAAGCCCTGCACTCGTCATTGTTATATTTGGAAATTTAGCCATATTATCCCTCCTAAATATTAAATTTCTATTTGGTCCACAACATCAAATAATCCATAAATAACATTATCAGTATCAACATTTATATTAGTATCTTCAATAACATTATCAGCACCTATTTCTATTTGTTCAGCAATATTAGATATTCCATAAATAACAATAGGAGCAGTTATTGGGTCTATACTATAATCTTCTTCTACTCCTATTTCTATTTGTTCTATGTTGTTTACAGCACCACTTACATATATACTAGAGCTAACATTTTGCAAAGCAAAATATTTTACTCCTAGATGTGCTGGCTTATATATTTCTATAGCCTTTTGCAAACCAGCCCAATCAAAAAGGCTACCATTATTAAAGCAAACATCAAAGCAATAATCTTGTATATGTTCAATAATAGTAGCTGATTTATCATTTAGATATCGATTTGTTAATGTACATAAAAATTTAGGTGTAACGGATACTGGTTTTGCTAAATATAATTTTATACGATTTCTTCTTTCAGCATAATCACCGCTAGTATCTTGTATATTTAGCTCTTTTTCCCATAAATCTAAGCCCCATGTTGCCGTATCGACATAAAATTGATTTAAAATATCCTTTAATTTATCTCGTACAGCATCTATTTCAATACCTTGCGTATCTAAAATACTTTGCATTATTTTACTTTCTTGATAATACCAATCAGTAAAAGTAAGCATTTCTTTGCCTTTTTTACTTTTCACTTAGTTCCACCTCACCAATAACAGCAACTTGTTCAGTGGTAATGGGTATATTTATACTATCATCATTTACTTGCAAATCAGAATAATCTAATACACCATTTGTATTTATTAATATACCTCCAATCTTAGAAATATATATTGTATTAGAATTAAAAGCATTTTCTTTTATATATTCTTCCATATTGCTTTCAAATAATGTCTTAACTTTTTCTAATGTAGTTACATCTTTATCTATCACTATATTAGCTTTTATATTTATAGTTACAGGTATAGCACTAACTACAGTAACAAGAGCACCAATCGGAGAACGTCTATAGCCATTATTGTCATATCCACTTATATATTCAGTAACAGTTTTTACAAGTTCTTCTGTAGCAGGCTTATTATCACCGCCCAATATTACAACTTTTACTGTGCCATTGCCATTCCATAAAGGGATAACATGTACAGCTACTACACCAGGTACAGATAACGCCCATTGTTTATAATTTTGTTCATTTCCACTAGTACCTGGTGTCCGTACATAATCTAAAGTTCTGCTTCTTAAATTATCATCTAATTCAATATCTGTTCCACCTAGCGTTTGTTCTTCATTAGTTACAGATGTTATATTACTATTACTTTCCATAACAACAATAATCTTATTTGCTGTTACATTACCAATACTTCCAGCAGTCATAGCTTGTATAGATGCATACACATATCCTTCTTCGGAAATTACTACATCTTCAGTCGTAAGGAATTCTACAGATTGTATATCTAATACTGTATCAGCTTCTGTAGCAACTTTTAATCCTTTAGGTATCTTTGCACCTATATTACCAACTATTTTTATTTTTCCTGTTGCATATGTTGCTTCTTTTCTAAATAATCCATGTTCATCGCTTCTATAATCTAAAAAAATTCCTTCTGCCGTTTGAATAAAACCTTGTTTAAGAATTTTTTTTGCCATCATGGCTATAAATACCATTTCAATGGAAACTGGGGATATACTGTCATATATATAACTACCTTCTGTTTTATCCCATTCATTAGAAATACGAGAAAGCATACGATTACGTATAGCTTCCTCGGTTGTCATTTCTCCATTTAAATAATCAATATCACTTTCACTCACTGTCTCACCACCGTTCTTGATATAGTAATATTTTCACCGATAATATTTTTTACAGAACAAGAAAATATTATTCCGTCATCAATCCATGTAAAGTTAAAATCATCTACACTTGCGGTTCGTTTATCTGCGAGTAAACAATCTTTTACCATACGTTTTATTTCAGATTCAATTACTTTTTTAGGATAACTTTTACCTAATAAAGTATCTATTTCTTCTCCATAATTATCGCTATAAATAAGATATTTATAGCGTTCAGAAGATAAGGCTTTTACACACCATTCAGCCCAAGCTTGTGAACCAGTAACAGTTTTTTGCCTGCCAGTAGGACTTAATATAAATTCATGTTTTTCAAAATCAAATTGTACTGTTTTTCCATAATTAATTTTATCAGAAGCCATTTCATCAACGTATGTTGATGAAGTTACTCCAACAGTTGGAAATAAATCTGGCATAATTAAGCACCACCTGTAAACGGAACTATAACACAATCTATACACCAATATTGTCCACCATTAATAGGAGTTACTTTTACCCTATCTCCAATATGTAATGGCAATATGGGAGTAGGAGTTATAACTGGATGACTATGACTTTCATATTGTGCATCTCCACTACCACCACTTACTTTTTTTGTATCGGTCATATATGGTTCAGATAATGTACAAGCACGATTTACATATATATTAGTCAATTCAAAAGGAAATCCGTCTATAATTACACCTTTAGCCGTAACTGTGCCAATTTGTGATGTAATCCACTGCCCTGTAAATCCTTCATTAACTCTTTTTTGAGCTTGTTCATCAATAAGTGCAGCTAATTCTTTAAAAGGATTTTTCGCTTCGATAATATCTCCTCCTTATATACTCAAGTGAAGCAAGCTCCATTTGCATTGTTCCGGGACTGTTGCAATTATGTTTTACACTAATTACATATAATCCATCATCCCAACCTTGTACAATTACCTTATCTCCCTTGCGAATAGTATTTATATCTATTGCCTCAACTATAACTGTTTCTTGAATACCAGTTAAAGTATTTGCAGCTTTTTGTTGTATAGCATTACTATCCAATCCTTTTTTATACGGAATAACTTTTTGTATTGTCCCGTATTTATCAGTATCAGCATTTGTTTCAAACTCTATTGGAGCTGTAGAACCTTTTTCTTGTTTACCTAATACTTTTACTTTAGTAACTGCACCATTAAGTGTTTGTTTCTGCCTAACACTTTGTAAATTAACAGCAAATTCAAATACCCACGGGTCTGAATTTGAACCTATTTCAAACAACTCTAGTCCATCTGGTTGCATACGCACAGTGAATAACTTCCCAGATTTTTCAGCCGTTTCTTTTAATTGGTCCTGAATAATATTCCATAAAGATTTAGCCCTTACAACATCTTGTGCAAGGGCTTGCTTTGTATCTGGAATATTTAATATTGGTATATTCCATTCACTACATATTTGTTTTATACGGTCGCTGGCTGTTGTTCCTTCTTTAAATAAAAATTGGTCCTCGGATTTAGATAAATATATCGTTCGGTCGTAAATTATTAAATTCCAATTTCTACGTGCATTATTATCAATTTCAACATCCCAAATTACACCTGGATGAAGTAAATAAGAATATTTATCTTCACCAAATTTTGTACCACTAACACGAATTTCCATTCCCGGAGTAATTATTGGAAGTCCTGTAAATTGGTCATCTGGAACAGCAAGTTTTACTTTTCCACAATAAGCAACTTCATCAAGTCTATCTTCTAAAGTTAGACTTTGTATACATTCTCTTAAAAAATATTTATTTTGTAATATTACATCATATCGGCATACACTAGGTTTTACAATCAAGGTAAAATCACCTGCTTTGCTATTTTACCAACATTTGCTTCTGCTATCTTACTCCAACTTTCACCATTTCCATAATGTTGTTTTGCTATTTTCCATAAACTTTCTTCTGTACCAAATAAATCATCATCTGTTTTTATTTTTACAAGTTTTGGACGTTCTTTTATAGAAACTCGCTTACTTTGTTGTTCTTCACTTTCCGTACGAACAGCAATATTTTTCCATTCTCTAAAAGTAACATCAAAATAAATATCGCCCGGTTCTCCCCCTTTTTCTTGTGAAGCATATGATGTAAGTAATACATTCATATTTATATCTTGAGCGCCTGATATTATTAAATGTAACGGGTCTGCTAATCCTTTTATAGGGTCATTAAAACGACTTTTCCAATTATTCATTACAGCGTTAGCACTTTCTGGTGTAGGTAATTCTGGGTACATACAATACGTAGGCACATATTCCGAAGGGAAAAATGAACTAAATGAGATTTCTTGTAATTTATCTCCAGTAGTAAAATCTATTTCTCCTAAATTAAGAATATTTATCGTTTGTGTTTTTCTTTGCCATTGCATTTTTATTTCTAGCGGATTAACTGGCAACTGAAATATCGTACTTGTAACTTGGTCAATGATAAAAATTGTTACAGGATTAACCCATGTATTACCCACTAACGCTTGATTTAACAAATTTCCTGCAACTTCTGCAAATTTACTGCCTTTTTGTAATCCATCTAATATAGTAGTTGCTGTTGTTCCTTTATTTAAATAACCAAACATTTACTCAACCCCTATTTTGATATGCTTGTTTTACTTCCGCAAGTATTTTCCAACCTATAGCACTTGCCATTTCATCATCAGATTTATTATTTCCGATATGAATATTTAAACCATTAAACGAAAAAGCATTATTAGAGTTATTGGATTTGCCATCATCGCTAGTATTACCACTAGATAAAGCATAAGCCATTGCTGGCATATAATTATTATTCGTAACATTGGTAAATAAATTACTATTAACCCCCAACATTTGCCCCGCTTGTTGCCAAAGTGATAAACCTCTTTGACGTTTTGAAGAATGTAACGGGATTATTACTTCAGCATTATTTCCTTCAGCAACACGAATTATCTGGTCTTGATTTAAAAATCCACCATTAGCATAGCCTTTAATACCAAGTTTTTTAGCTCCCCAATCTATAGTATCTCGTAATGGAGCTGGTAAAGCATTCCATGCAGAAATTTTTAAATCAGATAAACCTGCATTTGCTCTTGCTACAGCTTCATCTATAGCTTGTCCAACTCTATCAGGAATTTGAGCAAACCAACTTGTAACATCAGTAACTATTGTAGAACACCATTCACTAATTGAATTAGACATTTCGCCAAAGCCCTCACTAATAGTATTAGTAGTTTGTAAAATACTTTCCTCAGCTGATAATAAACCATAACGCATACGTTCAAGGTTCATAGAAGCATTTTCACCAAGAGAATTCCAACCTTCTGCACCTAATTCTTTTAATCTATTGATTTTTTCTCCAGCACTTTCTAATATTTCACCCATCATAGCAGATTGTGCTTTTGCTGTTTCTAATTGCATATTAGACATTTGGACTTGATTTTCACCATATTGATTAATTACTGGGTCAGCAAAATCCCAAATAGAACTACTATTTGAAGCTGTATTATTTTTGGATTGATATGTTTCTGTTGGATAATTAAATTCAGGTATGCTTACATCTGTATTTTGTGCTTGAGGTGTTACTTGATTATACATATAAGGATTATAAATGTTATTGCCATTATTAATTTCTTTTGCATTAAATTTATTTCTGAAAAAATCAACAATAGTTTCACCAATTTCAGAACCAAGCCAATAGCCACCAATACCACCTGCAATAGAACCTACAGCAGTACCTATACCAGGGACTATCATTGTCCCTATACCAGCACCTATTTTACTACCAGCCCAAGCACCGCTTAAACCTCCTGCTTCTGTAGCAATAGCTTTTGTTTTATCCTCAGATGTTAAAATGTTATATCCAGCAACTAAACTACTAATTAATGGGATTTTTTTTAATATTTTTGAAGATGTACTTGTTCCACTGCTATAAGCGTCCCCAAGCCAATAAGAACCAGTTTTAATGTTTTTACCAAAATCAACGGTATTTTTAACTATTTTAAAAATACCACTTAACGGCAAAATTGAAGCCATAAATACTGAACCTAGTCCCAAAGCGATTGCACTGCTAAAATTACCCTCTATTGCAGAATTAAAAGCTGCTTTTATCATTCCAGTAAGTGCGCCAACAAATGCTTTTATTCCAATCTCTGCAAGTTTAGTCATCACCTTACCAAATTGTTCGCCACCAGAACCACTAGCCCACTCATCCATTTTTATCATCATTTGGTCGAGCAAGAAAACAATTTTATCGCCCCACTGCATTTGCTGAAATTTTTCATCACTCGCTAGATTATCCATAAATGCAACTATTTCATCAGATATTCCAGCAACATTACTTTTTACATTTTCTAATGTATCAGCATTAGAAAAAAAGTCTGTAAAAGCTGTAGCTACTACTCTAATTGCAGGTTCTAATGGAGCAAGTGCTTCTATTTGAAATGTTTCAAAAGCACCTCGTAATTGTTCTATATCACCTTTAGCATTATTAAGTTTTTCTAAAGCAACACTAGAAGCGGTAAATTTTTTCATTTCTTTTTCCATTGCAATGAAAGCTTTTGCACCTTGTTCCATAATAACTTTAGCAAGCCCTTTACCTTCTACACCAAACATATCGTATAGTGCCATATCTAATTCAGCAGGGTTTAATTTTCCTAAATTTTTTTGCATTATATCAGCTATTTCAGCCATACTTTTTAATTTTCCCTCAGCTGTATAAAATACACTATTTCCATTGCTATCAAGAAAATTAAATTTGCTAAATGTTTCAGCGGCAGGCTTAGTATGAGGCTGTAAATTATTAAGCATATTTCTAAGACCTGTACCAGCTTTCTCACCTTTTTGACCATATTGAGCAAATGTAGCCAAAGCTACATTAACATCATCAATACTCATACCTACACCGTGAGCGTCAGCTGCTACTTGTGAAAAAGCATATTTCATTTCATGAACGTCTGTTGCAGAAGCATTCGCTGCACCTGCTAATAAATCAGCAACGTGTGTAGCGTCTTTTGTTCCAAATACATTCATGGCAGTACTCATAACTTCCGCTGCTTCTGTAAGAGATAAATCTCCAGCAGCTGCTAAATCTAAAGCAGCTGCTGGAGCTTCACCTAGCACAGATTTTGTATCTACGCCAGCTTTTAATAATTCAGTCATTCCTTGTGCTGCTTCTAAAGCACTATATTTTGTACTTTTTCCTAAGTCTAAAGCACGTTGTCTTACAGCTTCTATTTCTGCACCTTGCATTCCAGTAAGAGCTTTAATATTACTTATTTCAGCTGTAAAGTCCATAGATTTTTGAGCGCTGTTGGTAATTAATCCACCAATACCAACAGCACCAGCACCAACTCCCAAAATTCCTAAAGGAGATGTTAGAGCATTGTTTATTTTATCTAATCCGGAAATTGTTTTATCTTTTAACTTTATAGTTATATCCCATGTTTTCGCTGTAAGCTTTTGCAACCTTCCTTCAACTTTGCTAGTTGTACGCTCAGTTTCATCTTTAGGTTTTATTCTAGGCTCAACCGTTTTTTTAGCAATTTTTTCTAATAATTCATTAGTTTTATTCAATCTATCTTCAATAGTTGATGTGTCTAATGTTATTCTTGGTTCAACTTTAGTATTAGAAAATTTATCCATAACTGCTTGAGTTTTTGCCATACGTTCCTCAAATTTCAAAACGCCTTCATCTATCTTTTTAAGTCTAGCTGTAAGCCTATCCTGCATAGATAAAACTAGCTTTAATCTATAAAATTCTTGATTATCTACCACATTGGTTCCCCTTTATTTTTTTTATTTCATCTTGTTCTACTTCTAATTCTACTTCAATAGACGCAATTAAAAATTGACGTTCCATGAATGGCATATTAAAAAACTCTGACGGTCTAATATTCCTTCTAATACTTAGTGCATGGGCTACAGATAAAATATTCTTTCCGGATTTTATAAGTTTTTTATATCATCAATACTGATATTATATCCACTAAGTTCTAATACAACATCACCGAGCAGAGAAATCTCACCGCCAAGTAAAATACGTTTTAAAACTTCATCACCACTAGAAGCACGGAATTTATTTAATAATTCTGGCGCACTCCAATTAGGTTTTACAGTAGAAGCAATAATAAGTCCCATATTAAAGCCTTCGGAGTCTAAAACCTTTTCTGTTTTATTTCTTTTCTCAATCGTGCGAGTATTACGTTCACGAACCCTAGAAACCTGTTTACCAGTTAATGCTTTTAAAGTAACTGGAATACCTAATCGTTTTAATGGAACAATCATTGTTGGTTTATCATCAGCATTACTATTTAATAATGCTGTAATGATATCACTTTCAGACATATCTTTATTTATTTTTTCTTTTACTTCTTCATCTTCAAAATTTTGCTCTACGGTATTTTCTTCAATTTCTGCATTATTTAATAAATTTTTTTCCATTGTTTTATCTCCTTAAATAAATTTTATTCTTCTATTGGGTCTAACAACTCATAACCTTCAAAAGTAAATGGCCACTCTTCTGTTATTTCTTTTCCTGCTTCCCAATTAGCTACATCAATGCTGTCAAACATAACGTTCATTAAGCGTATCCTTTCAAATCCCCATGCCTCGGGGTCTTTAAGTGCATAAATCAATTCTGTTCGATACGAAGGTTTGTCAGAATTAGTAACAACCATAACTTCTTGCATTAATTCATCTGTTACTTTATAACCACTAAGAGAGCCAGTCCCTTTTAATCCTAAAACTTTATGTCTAGTCCAACGGTCGCCAGCAACTTTTAATTCAGCTTTCTGAATTTCAACTTTTGCATTCGCTTTATTATATTGCGAAAGCCATTTACCTTCTTTGTATATATAGCCAAATGTACCATTAACTACACGAACACCATCTATTGCCATTTAAAAATTCACCTCTATTCACAAATAAAGTCACTAAATATTTTTTCAATAACATCTGTAATATGTGCAGACCATTTTAAATATACCTGGTCAGGCTCTGGTTTAATTGTCGCATTATCACCGTGATATGTTGGATTAAGTTCAACAGTATATGTCCCTTGCTCAATTATTCCACCTTGAGCGCAGACCTCCATATATTGTTTACAAGCACCAATTAAAGCAAGTTGCCCTTCCGTAGTGTTATTTATTTTACCAATGTAATTATCTTCTGCTGTTTGCTGTAAATCAGTGTCAATAGCGTCCATAGTTCTAATACTACGAATTTTTTTAAACGCATTATTTTGGTCTTGTCTTAATGTAATTAAAGAATTAATTCCCTGTAAAACCTTAACAATTCGACCGTCATTAATAAATAAAAATACACCATTTGTAACTGCTGTTTCCTGTTCGCTTCTTGTCCAGCGTCTAGTAACATCATCAAATGGTGTAGCTGCATAAGTTGTACTTTCAGTCATTTTTTGCCCAGCAATTAAACCAGCAACATATGGTGCTAAATCCGCACTAGAATATTTCACATCATCAAGAATTATTCCAGTACCAATATTAATAACTCCCTCATGATTAAATCCAGCAGAACGCTGAACAGCTTTTTCTACTGCGTCATCAGCAACATCATCTTCGGAAGACCCGCCCATAACACACATGATTTTTTTACCTTGTGTTCGCATTCGTATAACCCAAGACGCTATACTTGTTTGAATAGCTTCATCTGTAACACCGTCTAAAGAAAGAATATTAAATTCTTGTGTCTCTAATACATCAAGTAATTTTATATAATCCGTGTTAGCGATTCCAGTAATACCGCTATTCCCACCAGTTAATGCTTGCGAAGTAATATTTTTAATATCTTTACCACTAATGTCAGGGCTTCCTTCCGCTTTACTAGCCAAGATATAAACATTTGCCGTATTTACTGTGTCAATTAATTCTGCCCATGTAGCAAAACTATATGTGTATAATAAAGCTGTATTTTCATATAATTTCATGTCAAATGTACCTTCATTAGCAAGTGAAGGGGCAATCGTTAATTTGAAATTATTTCCTCTTTCTCCTACATACTTTGCAGTTATTTTCACTACATCTGTATCTGTTTCATTTTGTAAAGTCAAACTTGCTTCTTTAGCGGTGCTATCCGCCAATCTATAAACAAGTATTTTTTTTGCTCCACCTAATGTACACATTTTAAGTGTTTTATAAAAAGTTGACTCGTTAGTATCTTCTAATGCTCCAAATTCATTTAAAATATCTGTTTCTGTAACTATTGTGGTAAAATCGTTAACTTTTCCCCAATGTGCTTTAATTGGTAAAACAACCGTTCCTCTATCTCCAGTTTCAACTGCTGCAAGTCCAGCAGATTTAAAATTCATATAGAAGCCCGGTAATTTAGGTAAGTTTGTTGCTTCCCATGCTCCACCAGCCATTTATTAATCACTCCTATTTATTTTATTGGTTTATTTAAAAAATCATTTATTAAATTTCTCATTTCTTCAACTCCATAAGCTTGTATAGGCTTACCATGAATAGCTCCATCAATAACTTCTGGATTACAGCCAAAAACCTTACGAGATACTGCTTTTAAATCTGTAATAGAATACTTAACAATTGGAGCTACAACTTGTTTACTTGTTTGTTTTGATGATTGTTTTATTACTTCTTCTGCCATTATTTCCACCTTCTTTCAATTTCAGATAAGTTAATTCTTCCATCAAAATATGTTTCCATCATCAATGGTGCTTCATCATATGGACGTTTTACTTTACGTGCTAAAGATAATTTAATTTGACCTTGTTTCAATGCGTCTGTATAAAAATGTCCTGATACATTTTTTACAGTCATATACCAACGGTTTTTGATATCTAAAGGAATTTTTATTGCCGTTTTGATATCTTCAATTAGTTTCATTGCAATATTTAATTCTTCTACTGCATTTCGTCCAAAAATATGACAAGTTATATTCTTTATAACCTCAAAGCCTAATGCACCACATTCTTCAACGTCCATGCCATCAAATCGCCATAATACAGATGGACGCTTATATCCTGTTGGCAGGATACCACTATAACAATCTGCAACTTGTTCGCTTAGCTTTTCCTTACTCCATTCAGCCAAAGCCGTTAACCAATTATCATTGATTATTGGACCTTGTAAAGTGGCAGGTTGTAGAGCTAATACATAGAAATTTACACACCTTGTAAGTGCGTCCCATTCTTTATCGACAGTATCATCACTCATACCGTCAGCAATACAAGTTATAGTATCTGTATCATTTGTTCCTAGTAATTGCTTATCTAAGGCATTACTAATTTTTTTTGCCAATTTATCAACTTCTACATAACTAGATTGTTCACAATATGGCCATACTTCTATTCTTGCCCTATATCCTGCCCATGCTGTATTGTCAGTTTCAGTCATCTCTCTAACTATAAGATATGGCTTTTGTGTGTCTGGTGTTGCTGTATGTGGTTCAAAGATACGTTCTTCAACTTCTGGAATAGCTTCAATTAAAGCATTTCTTATTGCTTCACGCATTATTTATTCCTCCCATAGTTTTTTTATTGTCATATCTAACTGTTTTTTTCCGTATTCTGCTGCCGGAATAATCGCAGGATATGGTTTTGTTCCAGGATGATGGATAGGATTTTTCTTTATTGGATGTGGTAACCCATTCCACATAAAAGCTTTTTTATGTTTTAAATGTATATCATGAGGAGGAGTCCCTGTTTCCAAATAATGACCATATTTAACACCATGAGAAACAGTCATTTCTATATCATCACCTAATAATTGAGTATCATGATTAATGCTCTGTCTTGCATGAGCTGTACGGTCTTGCCATGGAGCAACCGATTTAGCTTTAGCTTCCATATCAGCAGAAATAATTTTACACAATAAATATGTTGCTGTTTTTTTACGTCTTAAATTTTCTCTAACACCATCACAAAACATTTTCTGCCTCCTATGAAATAACTTCTAGACCACCATCTAAACTAGTAAGAACACCTTGAATATAACGTGGAATAACAGATATTACTCTGAAACGTTGTCCATAGACTTCAAACTCATCTGTTATATTTGGTGTACATTTTATATCTACATTATCTGTAGCCAGAAAAGCATATGTTGAATCTGTTTGTTTAACACCTGCTAAAGTATTAGATACATTAACCTGAAATGCTTTTGACTTTTGATTAAAAATGCGTATTAAAAAAGGGCCAAGCACAGATTTTTCTATGCTTCGCCCTCCACCTTTAGGAACTTTATTTGTTCTATTTATTATTATTTTTGTTGGATTTTCTGCTATTGTTTTTGCAATATCTTTTTTACGTTCTTCAATGAAATTTTTCATAAGATTTTTGGCACCTTTACTGTAAAAATTCTACTACCTGAAAGATTATTATTTTTTTCTGCCATTTGCTCATACATCTTAGCCATTTCCAAACAATAGCTTAAATAATCACTTGCTGTAGATTTTTCGTAGGTTTCTTGCCCAATACTATATTTTGTTATTTGTCCAACTTCCATTGGTGCAGTAGTAGCTTTTAATCGCCATCCTTGCGCAGCTGCACTATAAATATTATCAGCCTCTGTAAGAAGTTCCTCAATATCTTCATCAGACAAATTAGTATCTTTATCTGTTCCGTCTGGTGGAATAACTTCATGTAGATATTTACGTAATTTCTTTTTAAATTCGTCAGTAATTATCATAATATCATCCTTTTTTTATTAAGCGATTGTTAATTCTTGTACGTTTTCTTCTACTGCCGCAAATACACCACGATAAGTATAACCTATCATTTGCTGTTCAATCATGCGTGTAAGGTCGCCTCCATTACTTTCAATACGTAAATCTTGCTTTAATAATTCTTTAAAGCCATGTTTTGGACGAATTAAATAAATTTTATTTGCTGGACAACCATTATATACATAAGATTTTTTACCGACTGTTTCTTCCCAACCATCATAGTAAATAATTGTATTAATTCCGGTAATAGCTGGATAATTTGTACCCCCAATTTGATAACCACCACGTAAAGCCATTTCAATATCAATTTTATTAGCTGCACTAGCTAACATAACTGTAGGTGTGCGTTTCTTATTAATAGCGTCTTTCATGCCATTTTTAATTGTTTCATATAGACGCACCCAAGCAACGTCTCCAGTAGTTCCTGCATACGCTGTTTTATTACTGGATTTATAACCAAAATCTAAAATAGGGCTAAGATGTATATGATTTAATAAAGCATTATAACTTTCACCCATAGCCTTATTTAACATTTCGACCTGAAAAGACTGATTAAAGTCTTTCATTTGTTTTGTATATTCAAAACCAGTGGCATAAGTAACAATACGTGCTGTTGGTCCATATTCTGCTTCGATTGTACCAAACTTAATCTCACTGCCTTCAACGGTCTGCAAAAATACACAAGCACCACGCATAGCCCATTTAGCGTCTAAAATCTCTGGTAAATTAGGGTCAGAAATTGTGTCATAAATTGGATGATATAAGGTCTGTACTGTTTCTCGACCTAATTCTACATCAAGAACTACTTTTCTAAGTAATTCTTTAGAAACATTTGTTCCGCCGTAAGAAATCATTTCCCCTAACGGTTTACTGAAGCTTAATGTTTCCATTTCTCCATTAATAATTTTTTTATCTACATAATCTAATTGCCCATTAAATACAAATGGAATTTTACTTTCTCCTGTGTATTTTCTACGAGCTTCTAATAAGGTATCTTGAGATACTATATTTAACATTTATATTAGCCTCCTATTCTGCTTTCATGTATCCTTTTGCCTGTAATGCACCAAGCAAAGAATTTAATACAGTATGTGCGTCACTTTCTCCTGTTGCATTTGCAATATGGTCTAATTGTTCAGGAGCTTTAGTCCCACTTGTAGTGGATACATTTTGCGGATAAAGAACAAACTGTATAACATTATTTTTGTCTTTAGCAGATGTTATTCTTCCAACTAAAATAGCCCCACTAACAGAACTATCATCTGTCAATTTTTTTGTCGCTGAATCAAAGTATAATGCAGAACCAATCGCAAATGTTTTTGATGTATCAATTTGTGTTGTAATATATTCTGCTTGTTCTGTCTGTAATGCAATTAATGTACCATTTGTATTCTCATCTTTATTTACTTTTTGTAAAGATACGCCAAAAAATCCATCAATTACACAAAATTCTCCAGCTTCAACACCGGTACTTGCTGGAACAGTAACATCTACAGATTTACCATCACTAATTTTTATTTGTGATATAGGTAATGTTGTACTTGGTATAGGTTGTCCTTGATAAGCCATTGTTTTAACCTCCTAAAATTAAATAGATACTTTTTTAGTAACAAGGAAAGAATTGTTATTATTATTTACATTAATCGGTGGTACAATATCAATTTTTGTATTAGCTAATAAAGCTTGTACGGATTTATCTGCTAAAATGCTATCAATTTCACCAGCAATTACCGCTTCATCAGAACTGTCTGTATGGAGCATTTTTTTTACTACATTTTGAGCCATTTCTCCACTTACTTTTTCACTTAGAACTTTATCAATAATTTTTTCTTTATTTTTATTATTAGATTGCTTTAATAATTCTGCTGCACTTTTAATATCATTTAACAGCTCATCTCCTGTTTTTCCAAACATTTCACCGCAAGCTTGTTCAATTTTATTAGGTTCTTCATTATTACTAATACCAAATTCACCACAAGCTTGTCTTAAATCCTCTTTAGTAATTGTTCCATTATCAATAAGGGTTTTTAATTTATCATTCATGTTTTGTATCTCCATTTCTCCCACAGGTTCCCATATTTCTTTTCGCTTAACCTCTACAGGCTCGCCAATTAAAATATTATCAAGTTCTTTTGTATAATTAATTTTATAATACTTATCTAATCTAGAATTATCATCACTATAGCAAATTATAAAATAATCATCATATACAGTATTGATATACAAATAACCACTTTTATTACCAATAAATTTTTCATAAGCTAACTGACGCAAAGTCTCTCGTAATTCTTCATGTGAAGTATCTACTATACTATCTATACTTGCCATTTCTCCACTTATAGCTATAACTGACGTTGGCATTCCTGCACGATTTAAAGGCGTCCAGTCTATAGATAAACCTTTATAATCAGTAACATCTGTTTCACCAGTAATTGTATTTTGTTCTAATTGCGGATAACCAAAAATAGATACCTGATTTATTGCTTTTCCTCGTATCCATCTTTTTAAATCAGTTGCAGATTTATCAACAAGTCCTCTAAAATAAGCAACGTTATTTTCCATTTTTGCACCTATCCAATGAGTAACAGGTGTTGGAAACTCTGTTGCAACATTTTCAGCTTTTTGATGTCCTAAAAATCCAGGTAATCCTGTGCTGTTTACTTCCCCAACAATAGAATTTAGTGCATTACTTGTGTAATTCCACCCTCTTGTACTTTTACCAGCAGGAACAGACATGACAACCTCTAAGGGGTCAGTATCATCACCTTTTAACGCGTCAATATCTGCCCAATTTGCTACTGGAATATCTTCGACATTCATTTCGCCAGTAATTTTTGCTGTTAACATAATACCGTTTCTTTTTATACTCATAGTTTCACCCCCTTTCATTATTCAAACATTTTATAATGTGTCTGATACCATTCTTCTATCTCTGGTTGTGATTGTGGATTTTTTAACCAAGCTTTTAATTTATCTACCACAACTGTTGTATTTTCTGGTGCTGGTTGCAACGTACATATACAATTTGGATGTGCAGGATATATTGGACAAGACATTGCCTCGTATATTCCATTTCCATTTGGTCCACCAGTAGCATTAGTGTCGCAAATATCTTTACGTGGATGACTAGAACTTATCACCCATTTTACATATTTAACTACAGGAGTAGCTTTTGCAGAAGCAATTACACCTTCACCATAAGCTGCTGTAAGTTCAGTTCGTGCAATCCTTAACGCATTATAATCAAGATTTACAGGAATACAACTGCCCATTCTTTTCATCATATTGGGATAATTAGCTGATATACTTGTTTTGCCTTTTTTTACATAACTTTCTAGACTACGTGCTACAGTAACCACATCTTCACCAGTTCCAGCACGAACAATATCTGACATTATTTTTTTATTATGTTGGCCAACATGCCAGATACGTTCAGATAATTTCAATCCGTCTTTATGTGGACGTGCAAAACTTATTTGTACAGCTCGCTTGCGATTAAATTCCATAGATTTTATAAATGGGACAATATCCACACCAGCTTTTTTTAGTACATCTATAGATATTTGCTTTGTAAAGTACATTCCGTTTTCTGCGCCGTTTTCCACTACAGATTTTATTACTTTTGCCAAATCTTCGTTAAATTTATCTACATCTTTTGCTATTGCTTCTAACAAATATTTAAGATTTTTATTTTTTCCTTGCTTAAATTCTTTAATAATCCTATTTATGGACGCTATATATAATTCGGCTATCGTTTCATCAGTTTGTTGTAACATCAATAAGTATTTTTTTCTAGCTTCTAATGCCCATTTATAATAATCACCACTCGCTGATTTAATCCCATCTAGCTCGCTCATACTTCATTGCCTCCAGTTAAGATATCATCAATATTTTTTAATTGCTTATTTTCTTGATATGCTTCTTCTATCGGCTTACTAAGCATTTTGGTATCTTCTATTTTAAACTGTTCTTGTTCCCATGTTTCCATAGTATCAATGTATTTAGCCAAGTAATTTACAGCTGATTGAATACTAATAATATTACTATCTAAAGCATTACTTAATGCTTGTGTTATTATATATAAAGTTTGTGCGTCTGATTGTTCATCTTTATCCATCACTGCGTCCCATTCAATCTCTACATTGTAGGACTTATAATTTCTGCCAGATATAGAACTAATCATAGATAAAGACATTCTTGCAAACATTCTCCATGATGTTTCCACCTGTTCCCTTTTTCGCTCTATTCTGCGAGTAAGAATTGGACCTTGTTCTTTTGTGCTGGCTTGAGAACTAGAAATATGAACCCCAAAAGCAAATTCTGGTACTTCGGAAGTATCAATAATACAATAAAATAAAAATTGCAATAAAGTTGAAGTATCTCCAATCGCAGATGTACACTCTATAAAGCTTGCGTCATCTTCATCCTGCATTAGCAAGATTTGTTTTCCGCTTATATCTAATCTAATATCTTTCTGTTGTTTCATATCATTAAAAGCATTAGGAAAATTATCTCTTAAAAATTTTTCAACATCTTTTAATTTAAATTTAAGTTTAGGCGTTGAGTGCATTTTACTTCCGGTTATTGCGTGAATCATTACATCATGGTAAGCCTTTAAAAATGGTTCTATTGGTTCAAGTTCTGAATAACCGTGTAGTTCTGTTTCATCTGGCTCGTTCTTAAAATGAATAATAGGAATAAACCCCCAAGGATTTGATTCTGTTTTACTCTCAAGCCCTTTTGGTGCATTTCCTTCAATCATTGTAATAATTTTACTTGCTGTTAATTTTTGGCGAAAAATATATTCTTGTTTATTACCTTTTTCATCAATCCATTTATTTCTTGATAATAGCGTAATAGCAGAATATTCTCCTGTTATAGGGTCATATTCTATTCCACCTGCAGGAATTAATTCTGGTGGGATAAGAATATAATCTAGCATTGTACCCCTGCTATTTTCTGGATAAAGTTTGGAATTAGATTTCTTATTTATTAATCGAATAAAAACTTCACCGTCAATCAGATTTTTCTGATGAGTACGTTGCATTTTACTTTGTAAGTTTTTTATAAATAAATCTAATTCCTCTTGTGCTGACTCATCTTCACATGTAAAATTTGGAGTTCCCATAAACCCAGCTAATGTATTTATAATTGGCTTAGCAAAACCAGCACCTAATTTATATCTCTCATCACGATTGTAATAAAGGTCTCTAGCCCTTTTATAATCAACGTGGCCTTCTATCCCCAATGAATATGGAGCAGAATACATATTATTTACATTAAAAAACCAATTTCTAATACGTAGCTTGCTTATTTCTCCAGTGGCTTTATTAAGCCATTTTCTAATTACCATATAATTTTGCCCCTCCTAAAAGTGCAGCAATATTTGGGTCAATATTATTTCTAACCTTAGCAAATGCAAGAATTAAAGCGTCTGCACGGTCTGGACTTCTACGAATACGTTTTTTATAAGTCTTTTTATCTTCTAAAATAATACGTCCTCGTCTATCTATTGAATATTTACGTGTACTTAATTGTGCCGATAATTCATCATCATTTGGAATTTCAATATCTCCATCAAGTAATCGTTGTTTTAAGTTACACCATTGTTCAGTAGCCCAATTCGCATAATGTTCTTTATCTATTGGACTACCACCATTATGACAAGCTATTACATCAATGTTTAATCGTTGCTCTCTTATAGTTTCCCTAAGCATATCTGTAACACCACCGCCAACACCATCATCATCAATACGAATAGTCGCATATGGTTTGTTATAATCTCTCATTAAATTTTTAGTAATATTTAATAACTTACCTGCTGTTACTGTTGTATCTTGCTTTGTATAGTGAAACAATCCCAATGTTTTTCCAGCAATTCTAGGTACAAATATCGTTTCATCATCACCAAAACGAGCAATATCTGCTCCAATATGAAGCATTGAATCGTAGTTTATATCTAAATCTCTCATCATTGCAGCCTCAACAATTTCTAATGGAATTAATCCATCTGGTTCTGATTTTGGAAATTCACCAAGTACACGAACTCTAACAACATCACTATCCATACCATATTGTCTAATAAGTCTTTGGCAATAATCAGAAGCTACACGGTTTGTATCCATACAATTAACTTTAATTGTGTAATATAAATATCTATCTTCAAAAAAAGCTCGTTTAAAAACACCAAAATTCTTAGTTGGATTTCCGCATAAAAGAAGTTTAGCATCTTTAGTAGTTAATGCACCTTCTATTGTTTCATAAATCTGGTCAGCTACACCACTTGCCTCATCAATAACAAAAAGCAGGTGTTCTTCATGGAACCCTGCCATATTTTCTGGTTTACTAGCTGTTCTAGCTGTAGCAAACCATCTTTCCGGAAATATTCTATTTTGTATTTTAGTTTTTTGCCAATCAAACAACGAGTCCATTAATTCCGACCGCTTTAACCATTTACTTATTTCTGGCCATAATATATCTAATAGCTGTTGCTGAGTTGGAGCAGTACATGGTATTTTGGGAAATGGACGTGTAAATAAGAACCATAAAATAACCCAGCTTTCCAGTGCTGTTTTTCCTACACCATGACCTGAACGAACTGCAACGCGTCCATTATTTGCTATTGCTTGTAAACATTCTTCTTGCCATTTGTCTGGTTTAACTTTCAAAACATTACGTACAAAAAGAACTGGGTCTTGGATATATTTTTTCATAGAATTTACTAATTCATCTATGTTATTTTTTTTCATCAATTTTTCTCATCCCATGCTTTTTCTAAAACTGTTGTCAAAATATCAGCAACATCTTTTTTATTTGAGTCATCATTTTTACTTGAATTTATAAATGTAGCTTCTCCACGACTTAAGCGTTCTATCTTAACCGAAGTATCAAATAAGCGGATAATTTCATTTGCGTTTAATTTAGATACATCTATTTTTTTTAATGCTTCTACTGCCTTTGCTTGCATAGACATTGCAATAGCAATATGACGTTTAGCCATCTTCTTACGTTCTTTTACAGCGGTTTTATATTCTATCTCCTGGAGTGATTTATCCCATGCTATACAACGTTCTTGCCAATTATATTTTTGCTTCCAATTGACAAGTAATTGTCTACTTTTTGACAACCTTTTAGCAAGCGAAGTTACATTTCTATCTTCCATTTCTAAATAGGCTTTAAATGCAGAAAAAGCCTTTTCAGTTTCACCATCTTGTCTTTCCCATGGTTTTAAATTTTCATTTCCCATCACTCTCCCTCCAAATAAAAAAGGTAGGTTTCTAAACCTACCTATCTAATAAAACCTGCAAATGTTATTTTTTTTGGTTTCATATTGTATTTCTTAGCAATTTCCATGCTCCTATTATTAAATAATTTTATATATGGTTCAATATCTGTTTTTGCTTCTGCTCTTGTAATCAAACCTTTTTTGTATGCACATCTAGCTTCAAATGCTCTTTGTTTTATTATTTCTAACATATCATCATCTCCTTGTGCTTGATATGTTAAGGTAAGTACTATTAAATGTCCAGATCTTCATCTGATATTTCTAAAATATCTATATCCCCATATAAATCTCTTATTTTCTTCTGGTCTCCTTTATAAAAAACTAATACATTTTGATGTGTTTTACCTACTTTTCTACTTATTGAAAAACCTCTCCCCATTCTAATTGGTAAAGAACCTAATGTTGTTAATAAAATTATTTCATTATATAATTCCATTCCTGCATTATGAAATGCAGCTATAGTTTCTGATACAAAATTTCTATACATGCCAGTTTTTCTGTTTCTAATATCTCCAACAACAAAACATGCAAAACGATTATCTTTAAGCATATTAACACTATCAAATATTATTTTTCTATACATAGATAAAAAATCTTCATAAGTTTGATTACTTAAATCTTCTTTATCATCACTATATATTTCTAAGTCATAATAAGGCGGGCAACTAAATATAAAATCATATTCATCTTTTGCAAGCGAAGATATATTTAAGCTGTTTCCACATATCCATTTAGGTTTTATATCATCTGTGGATAATAATTCATCACCCTGATTTATATTAGCTTCTATCTGTTCTTTTCGTAAATCAACTCCTGTATATTGCCTGTTCAATTTTGAAGCAATAATACCTCTTACACTACCACCTGCAAATGGGTCTAAAATCTTTGCTTTATCAAAACTAAACCAATAATACATTAACTCACATAAGACAGGGTCAAATACACTTAGTATCCCACCTGTATTAGTAAATTTTAATAAACTATCTTCTTTCATGTATTTATGCAAATAATTATCTGTAAACTCTGCAACTGATAATTTACGACCTATTTCCTTCTCACATTTCTCTTTATATTCATAAAATCTAGGTACTGAACCTGCTGCACTACCTGTCGTTTTAATATTTTCTCTTGATAAATCAGATTTAATGCCATACTTAAACCATGCTCTTTTTCTTTCTTGCCATTGTGCACATCTTGTATTTAATACAGATGTTGGTGTAAATAAAAATTTTTCACTAAGTGAAACTTTTTCTAATTCTGAATCACATACTATATCTTCATCTAAGTGTTCAACAATATCATTTATTTCTGACATATCAAAATCAAAAATATTCATATCAATACTATTAATATTAGCTAATTCTTCTTCTAATTTCTCATAATCCCAATCAGCTAATTCAGACACTTTATTATCTACCAAACGAAAAGCTCTTATTTGTTCTTCCGTTAAATCATCAGCTACAATACAAGGTACTTTATCCATACCCAATTGTTTAGCAGCTTTTAATCTTGTATGACCAGCAACAATTACATTGCTACTATCTATTATTATTGGGACTTTAAATCCAAATTGTTTAATACTATTTGCTACTGCTTCAACAGCCTCATCATTAAATCTAGGATTATTCTTATAAGGATTTAATTCAGATATATTCTTATAAACTATCTGTAATTCTTTCATTTTTACCCTCCAAAAGAAAAAGCACAAGCTATAATGCCTGTGCTTTATTTATTGGTTTTATCTAATATGCAATTTTTGATGTTATTAGTATAACACAAAAAACATAAAAAAAGAGCAATAAAAAGTCGCTTATTTAAGTACAAAAATATGCACTAAAATGATTACTAAAAATCTACAAAAAGTATACTAAATATGCACTAAAATAATCACTATTAAATTATGTATTTATCCACAATAATTGTGGATAAGTTAATCTATATGAATAAATCTAACTGTTCCTGTACAGCAGTTAAACCAAATAACATTCTTGATAATCTTCTAATAGCTTTATTTCTGCATTTTTTAGCCCACTGTTCTGATATATAGTTTCGTTGAGCTATTTCACGCCATTTTTTATTGTCTAAATAAAAAGATATAATAATTCTTTTTTCTTCGGCATTTAATCCTTCTATCGAACGGTCCACTTTTTTTATTATTCTATTTATAATTTCTAAACGACTTTGTAATTCTATAATCCTAGCCTTATACTGTGCTTTTTTTGCTGTATATGCCTCAACTGCGGTTAGTCCAAATTCACTATTACTACCAGCAGTAATATCATCACCGTATTTAGCTATAGGAGCGACTGCTTCTAATTGTATAGTCTGTTGTAATGCTTCAATATCTTCCTCTAAATTTTTAACTGATATTTTAAATTGGTTATAATTCTTTAAATAATAAACTGTTTTCCCAATATAATCAACGTTCTTGTTCATAGTTACCTCCATTGCAAATACGACAGCAAAAGGAGCGAATATTTCGCTCCTTAAATAGATTTTTTTATCTTGCTAATATAAGTGAAACTACTATTATGATAAATAATATTATTGTTGTTCCAAAAATTTTACGATTTCGTTTTTCATTATTCTGTTTTATAATTTCATATTCAGTTGGTGGTCTTTTAAACATTATATAAGCTTGTTCTCGATAATATCTAAGATTTTTATCTAAATTCATATATTTCACCTCTTTAAAAATCATTTTCTAGCATATTTATAGTACGAGCTGGCTTGTATTTTACAGGTTCATCATAAATTGCATATTCTCTTATTAATTTTGCTAAGTCTAAATTTTTATTTTCACAACAACATTTATTTCTTCCCATATTTTATCTAAAACAAATTCTGCATTTTTTAAATGGTTATTAAAAATTTATTTAAACTGCCTTGAATTAAATAATAAATAAAATGGTGTATATAATTTATCCCATTCTTCCTGTGTTAATGTATTTCCATGCACTATAACAGCAGATAACCCATAATAGGATAACTGATTAAAACACATATCTACACAACGCTTATCAATGTCTGTTGCTCTAATAAATAGTTGTTTTTGAGGATTATATCCCAATTCTAGCATTAATGTTGCTAGTCCCAATATTAATGAACCAGAACCACAAGCTGGTTCATTAATTACTATATATCCTTGCTCATCTATTGTTTTCTTAATGATATTTCTATCCATAACACTAGCTGTTAAATATCCTAAATTACTAGGCGTGAAAAATTGACCTGTTCGTTTATTTTCCGCATTTAATAAATGGAATATTTTACCTGCAATATCTGTAAAAAATCCTTTGGATGCTTCAATATCCATAAGAGATATAAATATTCCCAATAATTTAGGAAAAATTTCTTTCTCTTTATCATTATATTTTTTCAAAACACTTAAAAACTTATTATCAATATTTTCATCATATATATATTCAAAAGGTTTTTTTAATGTGCATACTGATACTTCCATAAAATCAGAATACGCTATCCATGGATGAACACTTTTTATATTACTTATTTCACTTATAAACTCTTTTATATGCATATTATATTAAATCTTCTCCTGTTATTGATTTAATTGCTAGTTTTAATCCATTTTTAAATGCTGGATTATTATTTATTTGTTCCATTGTATAGCCTAAATCATTCAGTGTATCTTCAACATCATACGTATAGGCAAATTCATGGTTGTACAATTCAAGCAAAAACATAGATTTTATAAATCCGCTTCCGTCCTTATCTTGTTCTATAGCTTCTTGCTTTTCTTTCCTATGTCTTTGCGACATATTTTTTAATTCTTCCTTATCTTTCTTTTTTATAAATCCGCCATAACCAATAGAACAAATATCTTCTCCATTCAATCCATATTCTTTTAATTTCTTTTCAAATTCTTCTTTACTAGAAGTAAATATATAGAAAATTTTATCTTTAGCAAACGTATCATATTCCTCTTGATGTTTATTTTTCATTTCTTCATAAGTCATAATTAATACCTCGTTCTTTTATCTTTCTATTAAATTGTTTTCTAAATTCTAGTAATATCCAATCAAATTCAAGCATTTCTTCTTCAGCAAATCTTTCTAAATTTCTAAGTACATAATCCGCTTCTATGCTTACTTTTTCTTCACATTCTTTTAAAAATATTTCTTCATCCATATCCATGACACTAAAATAAATTATTTTCTTCCTTAAGTTGTTTAATTATATATGGGTCTGTTTCCGTATCAATAGTTGTGCTAAGTGGTGTAATTATAACTATTACTCTAGGTTGTAAACTATTTACTTCTACAATCTTACTACCATCAAAATTTTTTATTATTCTATCGTCAGAAAGTACCCATTTTGTGTATAACGTTTTTTTATGGTTTATTGTTTTATATTCATCAGATATGATATCTGATGTTGATTGTAACAATCCTAATAAATCTGGATAATGAGCTTTACTTTCTAAGTAATATAGACAGCACATAGATACACCCATACTAAAATGTCTTAATTTTTCTTGTACTTTTAATACTTGTAACGCTTTTCTACAAGAACTTTCATACTTTCGATAAGCCTCACTTGGTAAAAGGACTGAACGTCCTTTTACCATAACTGGGCTATTCTTTTTTGTTACAGGATTTCCATATAAAACAAATGCAAAAGGTGTTTTATTCATTGGTATCTCCTATTAATTCTTTATAATCTCTACATTTACATAAAAATTTATTTTTATATTTATAATCTCTTGGTATAGGCAAATGATGTTGAATCCCTAAATTTTCTACTATTCCATTTTGAATATAACTATCTATAAAAAAACATCCATCATTACATGACCATGCAGGGCATTTAGTACATTCTGTTTCATTATTATTAAAGTCATCACATATTTTAGAAATACTAATATAGTAATTCATCATTGTTTCAAAATAATTTTTAGTAATAACATGAACATCATCATTAAATAGTATGTTTCCTATTTCTTCACAAGATATTTCTTCACCTGAATCATTAGTGAAATAAAGTTCTTCATCATCTTGTGAAATACTAAATTTTTTTAAATTATCTATATTAAATATTTCTTGTTTTTCTCCAAAATCAACATAAAATTCTTCTTCAAAATGAACTCCATTTTCTTGCATAAAAGTTTTAATTGCGTTTATATTTTTCATTTTGATACCCCTTATATAAATGTACATAATAATTTTTATACATAGCAGCTTGTACTTTACTTTTAAAGCAATTTCCTATCATCAAAACAGCATAATCAAATGTTGTTTCTTCCCATGTATCTTCAACGATATCTCCGTCTATGTCTATGCGATAATAAATATCATTTTGTACTGGTATCCAAGAGTTATATCGTCTTATATTCATTACTACATAATCAATAGGTATACCATCTGGAAAATCATCATGTGTTAATATATTATCTACTTTTACTTTAATTTGATTACCTGTATAAGTATTATCTCTATAATCAAATTCGGACAATACTAATATATCGCCAACTCTAAACATACGGTCATTCTTGCGAATTTCAAAATTTTTAATTCCGTTTATAATATCCTGGAAAAATTTTGGCTTTATTTTTAATTCATGTATCATTTTTTTCTACCTCTATAATTTAATTCTTTATCAATTTTAAGTGATTTAAATTTTTTTATTACCTCTCTTGTTGGAGGCATAACAAGCATATATTCACTAATACTCATTTCATAAATTATGGATACTAATTTATAAATTTTCTTAGGATTACATTTAAGCATATTAGCCCCAACAAGGCAGGCTGTATTTAACATATCTAAACCCTCTGACTCAATCCAACAATTTTGCTTAAAATCCCAATATATAGAACATCCATAATCTCCAAATTCAACACAACATTTAGCTATTTTAGCTGCTTTATATATTAATTCATCTTTTTTATTTATGTTTATACGCATATTTTTTCTAATATTATGAGCCACATAATTAGATTTCATTTTTTTTATCATTTCAAACACTCCTAATTAAAATCTAAATTTAATTGTTTAGCGTGATTCAACATAACTTCATCTACGCTTACTTTTTTAGCATTTCCTATTAATTGTTGATAGTCTATAAAACTTTTAATTTTATTCAAATCTGGATAATACTGCATTAATTTTCCATAACTTAAAGTAGTTAGCTGGTTAAGTTCCATTATGAAATTAAATACAACTTTATTTGATTTCTTTGATTTTATAACATTATCTATACTATTACGTGGTTTTTTATATTTAGCTAAAATACTTGCTCTTGAACGTTCATAATTATACTTATATGCACAGTGTTCAGAACAATACTCTTTTTTTATATAATCAGTCCAAAACTCTCTATGACAATACTTAAACTCTCTATGACAATACTTACACTCTTTCCACATAATAAAACCAACCTTTCAAAAATTATTATTGATGTTATATTTATTTAATTATGTTTATAATAATCTTTTTTGAAGTTTATTCCTTTGTAAATTTTTAATATCTTAGCACTTCCAAAAAGAATATCTAGTACATTAAGTTTGCTCTCGTTTGTAGTAATCCAAACACCACCAACGAAACATTGTAATTCATAATATCCATCTATTCCTTTACATATTTTGCAAAATTCTGTTTTATCGTTATATTTAACTTTAAAAGCTCCATTATAAGGAAGTCCTATTCTATTCATACAACTCTGAATAGCTCTTTGTATTAAATCTTTATTACGCATTTTATCCTAAAACTCCACTCATAATTAAATCTGAAATATTTTCATCTTTAATTCTTTTATCTTTACAAGTAGCTATCAAAGCTTTTGCTTTTAAAAATGTTTTAAGTTGTTCATCACGAAGAACAATTACAAATCTTTTTTTATTAGAATAACTTTCTATTTCACGTGATATATATTCTGATGATTTTTTTCCAAGAACTTTTTCAACTAACGCATTAAAATAAGGTTTTTCGTATTGTACAGAAATTCCTTGCTGTAAATACCCAATACTACTATTTCTTTTTGTAGATACAAAAATTACTTCAGTCATTTTATTACTCCTTTAAATCATTTATATTCATTACTTTTCTTTGACTCGGTGAATTAAATGCAATGTAGTAATTTGTAGATTTTAAACGGTCAATAAGCCTACCAGAATAAGTATTTTCTAATTCTTGTTTATTCAAATTTGTTGTAATTATTATTGTTTTTTTTCGATTGTACCTTTCAGTTATTATACTGTGTACTTTTTGTAATACCCATGGTGCATTAACATCTTCTCCACCTAAATCATCAATTACTAATAAATTAGTATTTCTTAATCTATACTCAAACATTGTCCATTCATCAATGTTCTTCGCTTTCATCGAATATAAATTGTCCATTAATGAACTCATAGGGATAAATAGCCCATATCCACCTTTATTTATATATTCTTTTAAAATACATACTGCTAATGTAGTTTTTAAAGTGCCATATCCACCAGCTAGTATAAGACCTATACCATTTTTTATATACTCACTCATATTTTTTGAGTAGTTATAAACTAATTTCGCATTTTCTCTAATTTCTCCATTTACTTTTAATGTACTAAAAGATACATCTGCATATCGTTCATGTATTCCTGCATAGCTTAATAGTTTTTCATTAATCCCAACCACTTTTTTCGTTGGCGAATTTTCTTCTTGCCTCTTCGGTTGTTTCTGTTTTATTCGTTGAATATACTCTTTTACGTCCAACTGTTTTTCCTTGTCGAACCATTGTGGCTGCTTTTTTTTCGTTGCTAGTATCATTTTTAAAGCCTTCTTTCTCCCACCGCATTAATATTTTTCCAATATAATTAACTGACCGCCCATTACATAGTGCAGCTTCTTTTATTGCCTCAAGAACCCAGTTTTTACCATAACTGTCAAGATAATCAGCTAGTTTATTGCCTTCAACTTCACCGTTAATTGGATGAATATTGTTCGAGAATAAGTCAACTATCTCCTTAAAATCATCATCTAAAAATCTTTGAAGTTTTTCTTTAGCAGCAGCTATATTATTAGTAGTATTATATTTAGTATTTATAATATTATTATTGTGTAAACTTTCTTTACATGTCTTATCAACTTTCTTTACATGCTCTTGTAAACTTTCTTTACATGTCTTATCAACTTTCTTTACATGCTCTTGTAAACTTTCTTTACATGTCTTATCAAAAATATTTTCATTAATTTTATAGACATTCGGTTTCTTTTTTCGTGAATTATCTTCAATTTTTATTATGAATTTTTTATTGAGCAAGCTATTTAAACAATCAATGATACTTTGTCTACTTGAGTTAGTCCATTCACAAAGATAAGCAGTGCTAGCATTAAATACGCCATTTCCGTTATCATTGCGGGAAAAGCTGTAGATGACAGCGTATATCAGTAGTTCATTTCCTTTTAATTTTAGTTTTGTAGTCATCCAGCCATAAATCTGTATATTGTTGTCATCTTTTAGCCTTCCCATTTATTACACCTCACTTTAATTAGGCAATGTTTCCGCTGTTAAACTACTTATATCTATAACTTCTGCCCTAACAGGAACAGTAGGTTTTTTATCTTTAGATTTTTGTTTTGCTGTTTCTTTAGGTTTAGGCTCTTCTTTTGTTTGTTCCACGACATTTCCTTCAGCATCAAATAGTGCCACCTGCGCTCTTTTACCTTTCAAATAATCAAGCGTAGCATAAATTAAATCGTCTAATTTCTTACTGCCTTCTTCGCTAAGACATTTATCACCACTATATTCATCAGAAGGGTTCATTCTTTTTGGAGTGTTAATTATTATTGGATTATCATCTTCACCAGTATAGAATTTTAGATGTATGCTACAGCCAATAGTATCATCTTTGGCATGATAAATAGTAACACCATAACATTCAACTTTTTTAGAAATCTCTTTTTCCGTTTCAGGTGTTAAGCCCATCATAGCCAATGCCGTTTTTTTTAAACCTGTAATAGCTGTATAAAATTCTGGAGTTGCTTTTTGTTTAAAATCTCGTTTTACACTATCTCCATTGTCTGTAAAATCCATTCTGATTTTATCTTTGATAATCTTTACACTATTAATACAATAACGTTCTTCTGTAGACATTATTTATACATCCTCTCTAAAAATCTTATAAAAAAAATTACTGCGAGTTGAAGGTTTAGGAACACATTCCCATGTGTTCGTTGGCATAATATAATTACCTGTTTTTATTACATTTTCATCTGCTATATATACAGGAATACCTGTAATAGCTTCTATTTCTTGTCTAAATTCGTCTGCATCTGAATTTTGTTTAGATAAATGCAATAAATAGATTTCTTTTAAACAAGTTAAATCATTTTTACTAAGCCATGTTTTTAAATTTTCCAAAGAAAAATGGCTTTTTACTAACCTGTTATATCTGCTCTTATCTATCTGCCCATTTTTAAGCTTTTCGTCTAAGATTTCGTAGCTATGATTACATTCAATCATTAGCTGTGAAACCCTATGAACATTAAATTCAATATTATAAGTATCGGTTGCAAACATTAAAATATCTTTATTATCTCTTAAAACAAATCCAAGTGGCTCGATTGCGTCGTGGTTAGTTTTAAATGGCATTATAGTTATATCACCAATAAAAAATACCTTTTCACTTTCGATAAAATGCACGTATGGGCTTTTCTCCGCCCCACAGGAAATCGCTGTTCCTTTGCTGGTATAAATATCTATACCCAACTTTAAAAACTCGTGTATCGCCCTGCTATGGTCTTTATGTTCATGTGTTAACAAAACTGCCTTTACATCATCAATAGTTGTCCCTAGACAGTGTCTTATATCTTTCATCGGCAGACCACACTCTATTAAAAGTGTGGTCTTATTACTTTCTATCTTGTATAGATTTCCAGCACTTCCACTGGCATAACAAGAAATAAACATTATATTTCACTCCTATTAGAATGGTGGTTCTTCTTCATCCGCTTCCTGTTCATCAAAGGCAGGTTGTTCAACTTTAATTTTTTTTGGTTCTTCTTTTTTTACAGATTTAGTTTGTACTGTTTCTTTTGGCTTAGTTTCAGTTTTATTGATTTTTTCTAATACCGCTGATTTTGGTTCTTGTTTTGGCATTTCTAATGTCTTAGACGCCATTTTTTCTTTTATTTCCTGTACCGGTTTTGCTTCTTCTGTAATATCTTTTTCGTGTGTATCATAAATTTCTTCTTGTGTTTGTAATCCCATACTTAACTCTGGAGCAGTAATACGAATAAGCCATGCAGCAGCTCTATATCTAAGCATTAAATCTGGTATTGTCTGCCATTTACTACCTTTTTTAGCAAACCAGCCTTCTGCTTTTGCTAAACCAATCGTAACAAGTGGACCTTCAATTTTATCTCCAGTTGCAATTTCAGTTGTGTAAGCTATACAACCGTAGTCATCTGTATTTTTATCTCCTACATATTTATATTTTATGCTTGTATATTTTCCGCATTGATTGAATACAGAAATAAGAAATTTACTACTCCAAGATGGATTGCCATATACTACATATAAATTCTGCATTACCATAAGCGGGTCGGCTTTTAATCTTTGAGCCATGTTAATAGCTATAGCACAATTACCTACATTTTTTCTAAAACTTTCTGGAATTAATGTTGTTTCGGAAAACATTTTTGCCATATTCCAAAGAAGCTGGTAGCTATCCTTGGAAGTAAATCCAGGCATTGTATTTTGTTCTTTTAGCATTATTGTGTTTGTCATTTTGAATATCTCCTTTTAAAATCTTTTTAGTATTGGTTCTTTAATTCTCAAAAAATCATGATGAGCAACAATAAGATTAAACATTTGGCTATTATTAGTTTTTAATATCTCACTTACACACTCCGCATTATCTATCCACATTGGGACATCTAATTTATAATGCTGTGCTAAAGTATTACAAATATCTAAACCAATAATGATTTTTTCTCCATTTGACATACTCTTACCATATGTTGAACCTTGTTTAGTCATGGCTTCACAAGTATCGTCTATAAGACCGTTTACTTGTTGACTAAACAACTTAAATCTAGTTATTTTAAACTTGCTATTAATTTTATCTGTGAGCATATTTACTTTATTTTTAGTGAATATTTGGGCGAGGTTTAATTTAAATTCTAAATTATTAAATTCTTCACCTAATCGTTTTTGTTCTGCTTTTAAATCATCAATACGATTTTTAAACACAGATAATTGTTTTATTTTAGCTAATTTCTCTGCTCTTACATCAATATCTAAATCAAGCTGTTCAAGCTCCGATTGATATTGTTTTAAAGAATTAGCACAATTATCTTGAACCGAGATAAGTTCTTTCTTTAGATTTACTTTTTCTCGATATAGATTGCGATATTCCTCATCTTCGGAATAACCATATCCTGCCTCAGTAATATTCTTTTGTTTATCTATAATTTGTAAATCTAATTCCTGGATATTTTTATTTAGATTGTCGATATTTTCTCCTAGTGTGGCTATTGTATTTTCATTATCTTGTAATTTATGTTCTAATTCTTGTTTCTTATGAGCTAAATTTGTACCTGCTTCTGTACAAGCTTTTAAATTATCAGCTTTAGTTTTATTAAATTTTTCTATTGCTTCATTTATTTTCTCTTGCGGTAATTCTTGCCCACAAGTAGGACAAATATTATCACCACTAAAAATCTTCTTTTTTTCCACTTTCCAAGCGTTTCGACAATCCTCTATTTGTTGTGAAATACTTGCTATTTTATTATTAAGTATTTCACGCTCATTTTTTTCATTTTCTAGATTTTGTTTTTCCTTCTGTAGTTCTATTTCTTTAGCAGATTTTTGTTTTTGTAATTCTAATACATCAGCATTGTTAGTTGCGTCATATTGCTGTTTTATCTGCTCTATTTTTGTATCAATTTTAGCAATTTGTCTTTCAAGGTGAGCTACTGCGTACCCACCTTTGATTGTAGTTAATTTATTTTCAAGAGTATTTTTCTTTTTGCGGAAATCCTTCAATTCTATCTCAATAACTTCTTCGTTAATCTCTTCATTGGCGTCGTCCAGCATTTTTTGATTCTCGTCAATTCGTGTTGGAATTTTATTTAATTGGCTGTTTAATTTAGTTTTACGCTGGGTAATTAATGTTATAAAATCATTGACATTTTTACCTTCTAACATAGACGGTAAATCTTTTAATCGCTCATCTGAATTTATTACATCCATATCTGTAATATCGCCACAAACTTCAAGTAGCAATTCACGTTGCTTTTTCCATGGCATATTACAAAAATAAGTGGCACTAGATAACATTTTTAAAACTTCAATAGAGCCGATATGTTGCTCAATATAAGCGGTATAATCCTTTTGACTTCTTGCTACATCATCAATTAAATAAGTTGTGGTATGTCCATCAAATTCGGCTACAGGTTTACCATGATTTTTAGTCCACTTTTCTTGATATATTTTAGATAATGTTACCTGTATTCCATTATCTAGTTCTAAAGTAGCAGCTACTTTATGTTCTATACCATTATCTAATTGAGGATTGCCTGTATTATCTTTTAGTTTAATATCATCATCTATTTTTTTATCGGTACTAGACTTACCTACTAGCACCCAAAAATAAGCGTCTACCAATGTAGTTTTACCTACACCATTTTTACCAAAAATACTTTTATCTTCGCCGTTTGGTTCAAAGGTAAATTCTTTAATAGCTTTAAAATTATTTAACTCTAATTTTATTAACTTCATTAGTTATTATGCCTCCCGTTTTTAAAATATTATTTTGAAATTCCACTAATTCAGATAATCGAAATATTAATGACGTTGCTGGAAGTTTTATTTTTCCCTGTAATTGTCTATCCTTATTGAAAATTGATACTCTTACCACGTTAATACCTTCCCTCTAAACCAAATGTTAGGCTAGTTACTTGTATATATTTTTTGAATGGCTTTTTTAAGTTTTCCAATGGATATAAAAATACATCCATTTCAAAAACAAAATCTTTTATTTTAAATTTAAAATGTGTAGTACCTTCTTTTAATGGAAATATATTTTTACTTGTCAAAAATTGTTTTAACCCATATTCATAAACGATTTTTGACATAAATTTAATAGCGTGCATTTTTTTATTAACAAAATCTCTTGTTAATATGCGTACACATTTTTCAAGATTGTCCGTAAAATCTTTATAATTCATAATATTGTTTATCAATAAATTAAATTCATCGTTTTTAGCATAGTTATGATACAAAAAAATCATCCTTTCAAAAATTTTATTAATGTGGTATAATACACTTACTTTCAAAAATTTAAATTGATGTTATCAAAGAAATCCGTGCTGTTCCCGTCAGTGCGGATTTTTTTTATTGGGCTAAATAACCTAATGCCAACACAAGCACCTGATAATAACTGTATTTGTTTCATACAATCTAAAAAATCATTTACCTCTTTTTTGTCAATTACATCATCATAAGCAATTATGTCTAATTTATTTAAGATATCAATTACATTTTTTATACATACTCTCAATTGTAATGTTCGAGAAGAAATGCCTTTCATATTTATAGCAGGTAATGAAAGCTCTTTCCCTGTTTGAGTTTGTCTTAAATACTCATATCCTAATTCTGGATTTACATATACTTTAATCATTTTAGCTACAATATCATCAGGAATGTTTTTTTGACCTGCCTCATAATAATTTAATTGACGTTCACATATATTTAATAGATTTGAGGCATTTTTTACAGATAATCCTGCTTCTAGTCGTGCAAAATAACACATCTTTGCGAACTCTTTATTCATACTATTAGACCTCTATTTCATGAGATAATATATTTAGAAATATTTTTAATAGTTATTTTTCAATAATTCTTCTACTAAATCCCTTGAATGTTTTTTTACTAACCATCTTATAAACATAACTCTATTTATTTTATAATTATTATTTATCCGCATACACGGAAAATCACATAATCCCTTACGTGTAAGTAATATTAAATTTTCAAAAAGATTAGTAGGCAATCCAAAAAAATTTGACGCTTCTTCTACTGTTAAAAGCATTTTAGGTGTTGAAATTAACTTCATATATAAATCGTCCATAAAAATCATCTTCCTTTATCGTTCTTTTCTTTTACGTCCTCTACGGGGCGTATTTTCTTTTATCTTCTCTAGTAAATGTGATGTTTTAAAATCTGTTATACCATCTGACTTATCTTCTAACCACTTTTCTAATTTAGGTCTATTGATTTTTAAATGCGAACCTATCCAACAACAAGGTAAATCGTATTGACCTCTTTTTGTTAATGTTCCTGCTACTCTAAAAAATTGAGCAGGTAGCCCAAATAATTCATTCGCCTCATCTGGAGTTAAAAGAATTTTTCTCCAAATTGGTATATTTATTTCTAATTCCATCATTAACCCACGTCCTCATATTCTTTATAAAAACAAATTCCTTTATATACCCATACACCAACATCTTTAGCAAAAGTCATAAATGCTGGTTCATATTTTTGGGTTTTATAATTAAATTTATGTGTATATGCTTCACCACACTGTAAATACCTTCCGTTATAAGCTACTGGAGGAAGGCAATCCCGAAATTCTTCAACAATCTGTTCGTCCACCATATCGCCTACTCTAACTAATGAAGAAAAACTCTGGTAAGCGTCATCATATTCTTTTTTGCTTAAATATCTAGGTTTAAAATTTGTTGCAGTTCTAATACTATTTTTTACAGGTTCTTTCTTTTCTTCAAAAAATTCTTTTACTATATTTTTATCTTCGTCAATTATAACTATCTTATCGCCAGCATGTTCTTTTGCATAAGCTTGTCCTAACTCTAAAGCTGACTGAAGTCCAACTGTTTGAATGCCAAATGTTCTATCATCACCGAAATATATTTTATAGACTCTTTCTATATTTTCTATTGGCTGATAAGTCCATGTTAAATTATCAATTTCAACAATTCTAAATACTTGTTTTTCTTTTTTTAGATTATTCTTAAAGGCTTCATCAGCTGTTTTATATATCTTGCCACCCAATCCTACACGATAGCCGACAACTTTTTCTTTAGTTTCTACTATTTGTTTTTCTCTATCATTTACTTTTTTATTATTTAAGTAATAAATTGTTCCAGGTGTTTCATCATAATTTCCATCATAATCTTCACTATAAACTTCTTGATAAGAAACAACTTCATAATTATTTTTCTTATAATCTTCAGCCGAAATTACTCTATCTACTATAATTTCTTCAACAGTAGCTGAATAAAATTTTCTATTAAATCTATATTTTTCAATAAAAGCTTTTGCTTTTTCTAAAGAGTCCCATACTGTAGTATTTCCATCAATCTCATCATAATCATGACCATATTTAAAAAAACTTCTGTCTACTTTATAAAATTTATTGCTTTTAAATCTCTTAGTTAACATGTTTATTCTCCTTTTCTTTTTTCTATCGTTTCTATTTTCTTTACTGCTCCGTTAAAAACCTCAAAAATCTTAATAGCTTTTTTTCTTATTGTAGAAATTTTTTCAGCTATTTTTATAGCTTCTGTCCTTGACTCTACAGCAAATACATATTCTTCTATTTCATAATAAGTTTTCATATTTTTTATTTCCTTTCTTATATTTAAATGATGTATCTATTTTGGTTGCCACCCAATTTATCTTGGCTATAAATTACAATATTATTTCTGTTTTAGAAATTTTTTAGATAAAAAAATTTTCTATGTTACAGTTTAATATTTTTGCTAATAAAGGCAACATATCTGCTTTAAGTTTATAATAACCAATCTCATATTTATAATATTGAGAAGCGTTTGATAGCCCTAATGCTTTAGCCATATATTGCAATGAATAACCTTTTTCTTTTCTTTTTGTCTTTATAAATTTTAAATCTAAATTCATTTTATCACCACACTTTATTTCTATATCAGAAATCTCTTTACATGCTTATTATATATTTCTAAAATAGAAATGTCAATATTATTTACGAAAAAAATTTCATTTTTAGCAATTTTTTTATTTTCTATATTAGAAAAATGATATAATACTTATGCAATGAAAGAAAGTAGGGATATTATGAATAATATTGGAGAACGAATTATTTTATTACGTACCAATAAAGGTATAAACCAAGCTGAAATGGCTAAGAGTTTAAATATAAGCCCCAGTGTTATGAATAGAATTGAATTAGGTACACGTGCTATTAGAGACTATGAATTAATAGCTATTGCAAACTTTTTAAAAGTTTCCAGTGATTATATTTTAGGTATTGATATTAAAGATACTAATATTAACCCATCATCTAATATTTTTATGGTAAATAAACAAGAACAAGATTTAATAAAAAAATATAGAAAATTATCTAATAAAGTAAAAGATAAAATTGAAGCACGTATTGAAGCTGAATATGATATTGTTATGGAAAATGAACAAGAATCAAGACAAAACGCATAGCTAATATGCTTGAAAGAAATTTCAAGTTATTATGTAAAAAAATAAAATTTAAAAGAAGGTAATAATATATGGAAAAAATTGTAGGTATAATATGTTTTATATTTTTTGGTTTGGGTTTTATTGTCGCATTGATAAAATTTATTTTTAAAAAGCAAAGAGATAAACAAACTATTAAGGCTTTAATTGGTGGCATAATTATGTTAGCTATGAGTATATATTTAATAAACATAGATGATACAAAATCTAGCCCAGAGGTTTCTAACTCATCCACTATACAAAATGAAAAACAAGAAATTAATATTAATGCTCCAATACCTGAACAAATTGATGAACATATAAAAAAAGTAGTTGATAAAAACGACTATATAAATGTTGAAGTCAATGAACATATGGGTAGGAATGATGGTACTAAAATGGTATTAGTATATGTAAAAGCTCATGGGTATAAAACATATAAATCTGCATTGATAAATGCAACTAAAGTTTTTAAAGAATTATATACGTCTCAATTACCTATTGGTGAAGTTTGCATTTTCTTTAAAGGTGATTTTACTGATAAATATGGAAACCAGTCTGAACGAACAGCCATAAAAATAATTATGGACCTTAATACAGCACAAAATATTAATTGGCAAAATTTCGACTGGAGAAACTTACCATCTATAACTAATAGTGTATATGTACATCCTGGTATTGATAAAAACGAATAACAAAAATAAAAAAGCCACCATGATTTGAAATCACAGTGGCTTAAATCTTATTTAGTATTTTCTATTGTTTCTAGCGGAACAATAACGAGTTTTTTACCTAATGGTGTAAGTAATTTTACGAGTGTATCTGTATTAGGACTAGATTTACCTTTTTCAATACGAGCAATAACAGGCTGTTTTACTCCGCTAAGCTCTTCCAGCTTTTTTTGACTTATTCCTTGTTCCTCTTAGTTATAATTTAATAGATATAATTACTGAAAGGTCATGATATTTATGAAAAAACGTAAAGATGGGAGATATCAATCTTCTATTACTATAACTGACCCACTAACCAATGAAAAAAAACGTATATATGTATATGGATATACTGAAAGTGAAGTAATAAGAGAATTAAATAGGGTAAAATTGAATAACGGAAAAGAATTATTAATGCCTACGTTTAAAGAATGGAAAAATGAATGGTTAAATATAAAAAGTGAAGAAGTATCTAATTCTACAATAAGTAGTTATAAAGATAGCTTACGATTGCATATATCTCCTATATTAGATAAATATAAGTTAAAAGATATTACACCATCATTGATACGTACAGTATTAAGAAATATTCCTACTCAACGTACAAAAGAATATTGCTATATAATAATAAATGCTATTCTTAATCAGGCTTTACGTGAGGATTTAATAGATAAAAACCCTTGTATAAATGTAAAAAAACCAAAATCTAAACCTAAAGAAGCAAGTATAATAACAAACGAAGAATTTAATATGCTATTAAATTCTGCTAAAAATACACAATTTGAAATTATACTACGATTAGCATTCGATACTGGTATGCGAAGAAGTGAAATCTGTGCCTTACGTTGGGAAGATATAGATTTTAATAAAAATATAATACATGTTCGACATGCTATAAAAATTGACCGATATGCACCTATTGAAACAAGATTTTCTATTGGTGAACCTAAAACAGACTATGGTATTAGAGATATCGCTCTTACAGGTATTTTAAAACTTAATTTACAAAAACATCAAATACGACAAAAAGAATTTTTTAAAAATAAAAATCGTATATTATCATTAAAAGATTTTGTATTTATGTCGCAACATCATTCACGTTTAGGAAATTTTATTCAACCGGATAATATAACACATGAGTTTGTAAAACTAAAACGTAAAGCAGGTATAAAAAGCGATATTACATTTAAATCATTTCGACATACATGCTTAACATCTTTAGCAGAAGCTAATATTCCAGCAAAAGCAATTCAAGCTCATGCTGGTCATGCTAATGCCTCATTTACTTTGAATAGATATGTACACAAAACAGAACAAATGACTAAATCTATTGCTGAATATCTTAATGAAAGAAATAAAAAAATGACATCTCAATGACATCACAAATAAAAATTTATATAAAAATATTTCATATTATATAAAGATATTTTATATAAAAAATGACATCAGTATATAACATATTGATGTCATTGACTTTAATATACCTAAAAAATAACTATATTTTAACTCTTAATCAGCAGGTTCCGGGTTCGAGTCCCGGGTGGGTCACCATATGATTTAACATGCGAACATTTAGCATTTGTTAAAAATAAATTAGTTCTATTTTTCTATATACCTAAATTTTAAAATTAAAGCAGCTATCCATGATAGTTGCTTTTTTTGTTTTTTATTGCTTAATAAAATTTTTATTTACCATAAAATTACTAGCTAAAAATAAGCAAAGCTCCTCTAAAGCTTAAAAATTAAACCTTTTTTTAGTCTCCAAAAATTCTATCATCGTTAGTAAAAAAATTTAAAATTCTTGTATATTAATACTTTTAATAGTATAATGAAAATCATAAAGATTGACTTTTCTAGCATTTAATTTTAACAAGTATTGTATTTGAATTATGGTTTTGGGAGCAATATGGGGGCAACCAAAATAATTTAACTTTAACAAGTGTTGTATTTGAATTAATAGCTAACCATATATAAATCAGCGTCGTAATTAAGGTTACGACGTTTTTTATTTATTATTATTTTTTAATCAGACGATTTATGACATCA